CTCAGGGACACTGCCCAGGCAAGGATTAAAGAAAAGTCCCAGGGCAAGCAAATAGTTAAGCCTGAAGATGTGAACAAGCGTGGGGCAATATTCAGGATGAAGCCAGAAGAAGATGTTTCGTTCCTTGTCCCACCACCTATTCCAGTAGAGATAAGAGCTACCCAGATGGATATAGAAGCTATGCTCCAGCGGGGCGGACCTAGTTGGGCTATGTTTGGTGCTCTTCCTGGGCAAGTTACCTCCTATGTTATGAGCCAGATTTCTGCCTCCACCAACCAGATAGCTAAGCCATATCATAAGGGGATAATAAGTTGTATTTCTGGTATAGATAACTTCCTTTATGATATGGGAGTTAAGTATGGATATAAGTATTACGGAAAGACAATTCCAAAAGGATTGCCAAAGGAAGCACGAGTCACGGCAGAGTATGAGCTACGCATCCCTGGTGACCTGACACAAAGAGCTACAATCGCCCGTATGCTAGACCCAGACTTCAGACTTAGCTATTCTCGTGTGATGGAAGAGCTATTCCCCGAAGTACGAAATCCGCTGGCTGAGAAAGCTCTTGTGCGAGCAGACATTGCAGGCAACCATCCTGTGAATGCTATGCTTGATTTGGTTCTAGCGTTGAGAGAGCAAGCCGAGATAATGAGAAAGGCAAAAGATTATCAGGGTTATCAGTTGTATATGGCTGCGGCTGAGAATGTACAAGCTTCCCTAGGGATGAATCAAGGTCAAGGTGGGGTACAGGGACAGTCGCCTCGCCCGATAGGAACAAGGACAGAGGCAGTTCCTCCCGAAGGAACTTCCACACCACCTACCCCACAGGTATAGGAGAAGATGATGGCAGATAATGTTAATGATTTAGCTTTTCCAGGAGCTAGTGAGATAGAGTCAGAGATTGAATCTCCGTTCTCTCACATAGCAGAGAACTTTCCTGGCTATACTAACATACTGAATATTGCATACCAGGATATGCGTAGGCAGGAGCAAAATCTGAGTACGGCAACTGAAACACATAATAGGTATTTGGGTCTGCAAGCCCAATTAGGTTCTGGCAATCTCTGGGGTCAGATGAGATATGGTCTTATGGGATTTGGGAGTCTCTTTGCTGGTGACTTTAAGGAAAGGTGGGAGTTTGAACAAGCAGGCAGGCAGATTCCAGAGGCAGAAAAGCGGAATTATGAGTTGGCTATCTCAACATCAGAGCGGGCTGCTTGGAACTATAATTTGGTTTTGACTGCGCCAATAACACTTGCTGATGAGGATAGTGGGATAGCTTCATTTGAGGATTTCCTTTCAAAATTTCCGAGCAAATATGTAACTGATTTGGACAAGAAATTTGCGCAGACAGTTTATGATAATCTGTCCTTCCTCATACCACCCATAACGGAGTCAGAAGAAATTCCTACCACCCCAGAAGAGCTGATTTCCTTCCTTAACAAGGGAGCAACACTTCCGCTTGCTGGCGTGCATAATCTTTCAATGGAAGAGATAATGAAGTCATTTAGAGCACCCGCTGTTGAGCTTCCTGAAGGAATGGACACTGCAGATGTCAGGTCTCTTATGTCAGAGTATGCCTTCTCTGAAGATGAGATTGCTGAGCTAGATGGGCTGCATATGGCGGCTGAAGAGCTGTCGCAAGCGTGGATTGAGCGAACAGCACAAACAGAGATTCTCAGAGCCACGATGCTATCAGGTGATGTTCCTGACTTGTCTAATGCAGAGTGGTTGAAAATGCTTGTAACCCAGCCCGCAATGGTAGCTTTTGACTCTATGGAGAACTACTTTGACGTAGCTGTACGCCCGATAGCCGCACAATTTATTATGAACTTTCCAGGAATAAAGGAGTCATCTTGGGCTACAGAGATGCGCCAAATTACTGATGACTATAAGTCTTTTGGGGATAGCAGTTGGGTTGCATATTCTAAGGCTTTTAACGAGTCAGACGCTAACTGGTTCTTGAAGATGGCAGTAGAGACTGTATTTGACCCCACTACCTATATAGGATGGGGGATAGCTACTAAGATAACCAAACCGCTCCCTTATGTAGGAAAGTTTGTTGGTGCGATAGAAAGGGGCTGGAATGACCTTTGGGATGTGCCGTTCAAACTTTTAGGTAAAGGGATTAGCACGATACCGAAGACGCCAGTACAAGCGAGCTTCAATAAGGCAAAGAATTTTTATATGGATTTTAGGGCTTTGATTACTCGTACTAGTGGAGGCAGTAAGATTCTGTTCAGGGAAGTTACGCCTGATGATGTGTTGCGGGTAGGAAGTGACGCTATTGACTTTGCGGTAGCAAATCCGCATATAGCAGCTAATACCTATAACGGGAGAGTTGGTATACAGCTTCTTGAGCACGACTTTATTGGGAAGCCGAAGATAGTCTCCTGGCTGAAAAGACTTGGCGTTGCTGGGGGAGATATTTCTCAGCAGACAGTACATAATGTAAATGATTCTTGGCTCAGATATATGAAGAAGGTAAACTTACCCGATGAAATATCTGCCGAGCTATTAGGAGTGCTTGGTGTAAATCAAATAGATTTGAAGCTAATCTCCCGTATGAATAAGATTCTTGCTTCCGAACTGGATGATATAGTGAAGGCAGCAAAGGGTAGATTGGTAGCTGACACTGCTGGTGATGCTCTAAGGAATGTGATGAATGAGTTAAAGGATGTGACAATCAGACAGCTGGAATCACCGCAATATAAGTTTGCTCGGAATGTAGGCAGGGTTACATCTTGGAGCAAGCTTATTGATAAGGTGACCAGAAGTTCTTGGATGACCTTTGTGGATAGAAGAGTTGTCGCCCCAATGGCTAATCAGTATTTGCTCTTTCTAAACTACGGTCCTATGAATATTGTTGAGTCAGCAATGAGAAGTTTTATTGGCGGAGGAGAAGTATTCTATAGTAAGAATATAAACCAGTTAGATGAACTCGCCAGAATGTGCGGGGGGCTGACTACTGTTCCTTACGAGCTTGTTATGGAGCAGGCGAGGTTGGAGACAGCTATTATCCTAGACTCAGCTGCTAATACATTTTATAAAGAAGGAAGTATTCCTCTGCTCACAAAGCCTGTAGGGAAAGGACTTAATATACGGATAGGGGCGAAGAATGTAAGAATCCGCTCTGCCCAAAATCTATTCGTAGACCTCCCAGCAGAAATTGGCACAAGACAGCGGGCAGCATACGTGATTGGGAAGTATAAGCAATTACTTGCCGAGGCTGCTCCCGATGAGATAAGGGCTATTTCTTCCATTGTAGATGATGCAGCCGCAAGAATTTCCAACCTGTCAAGCTTCTCACGTAAGGAATCTCGTGACCTAATACAGCAAGTATATAACGCTTCGCTTGCAGGACCAGATGCAGTAAGAAGTCTTCGGTCCACTATGAAGCAACTTGATGCTAATAAGGCAGTATATGAATTGAATAAGACACTTGACCCGATGACTGAGATACAATCTATATTTAAGGAATCTCTCAGGCAGGATGCTAGAACTGGTGTTATCTGGAAGGATATAGATGGGTATATGAACAGAGCCGTAGCATCTGCTAAGGAATTTAATCTCGCAGAATTGGAAGCCCAGGTAGATATGCTGAGAGGTATTGCTGATGACTTTGCCAAGAATGCTCCCGTAGATGTCGGAGAATATATGACTTGTTTGCAGAATATATCTGACCTATCTTCTGGTATTGGTGATAGAATTTCAGATGTGAGAGTAACGGCACGGAAGCGGGCAGCGCAACTCACTCCAGTAGAAAGAGAATCTTTCCATACAGCAAATTGGAATAGCGTGCAAAAATTTATGGATGAAGCAGAAGTCAGTCTGAATAGGGTGCTTGACCAGATGAATGATATGGTGCAACCAGGAGGAGCTATTAAGCTTTCAGACAGTCAGCGTCTTCACGCAACAACACTTATAGCTAATAAAAAGGTGCAAGTGAATAATTTGGTGCAGACGAGGTCAGCGGAAAGAAGAATTACTGAGGACTGGATTAGTAGGAAGCCGAAGTTCAAGACGAATGAAGATTCTATTGCTTGGTGGAATTCGCTAGAGTCAGCAAGAAACGAGCCTTGGGATAGGTATTGGAGAACGCAGGAGTCTTTGCTTGAGCTTGAGCAGGAAGTTCTCACTACTCCTCCTGTAGAAATCATAGGTGACGTTACACCAGCTCACGTAGCTGTCTTGTGGGGTGGTACGGGAGATGACCTGTCCAAAAGTTTGATAAAGCCAGAAAGTATGACTCTTATGGGAAAGAAAGAATTTGTGGCTAAGAACAGAGCAAGAGCTGCTAAGATGGCTAAGAGAATGGGGAAGGCTGATGCTGATGCGGTAGGGTTCACTAGGGAAGGACTGGAAAGAGTATATGACCAGTTGCTTACCACAGCTGGACTTGACCCTAGGCTTGCTGAGCCACTTGCCCCGATGATGATTCAATTTGAGGAGGTCAGGCAAGAGCTGCATAGAGTATATGCGACTAAGAAAATGCCGCAGGGAGATTATGATGCAATATCTGGGTTTGTAG